GAGTAATAAAAAGCAATGGCTAAGAAACAATTACAAGAAATGGATGTAGCAGCTGGAACTAAACAGTCTAAGACTGCCGTGAACGCCAACGCTAAACCAGCAATGCCGATGGATACATCAGTAGCAGGGAGCGTTGAGGATCTCGGAGGCCCTACACCAATGAATTACAAACCAGATGATGATTCAGCAAAGCTAAAAACACCTGGTGGCACTTTAAAGCAAGTTAAAGATGTCGTTAATTCAAAAGCAAAACCTGCAGAACCAATGAAAGGTGGTATGAAGGAAGAAGACGAAATCGTCGATGAGGTTATTGAGGAGGAAGAGGTAACTACTGATGAGGTAGTTGCTGAAGAAGAATCTACTGAGGAAGTAGAAGTTGACATCGAGGAAGATGTTAATGCACTCTTTGGAGGAGAAGACCTTTCTGAAGAGTTTAAAGAAAAGGCAAAGCTTGTTTTCGAGACAGCTCTTAATTCTAAAGTTTCTGAAGTTAAGGAAGCATTAGAAGCAAAATACCAAGAAACACTTGAAGAAAGAATCGCTGAAGAAAAAGCATCTCTTTCTGAGAGAGTTGATAATTATCTTGAGTATGTTGCAGATGAGTGGTTCACCGAAAATGCTCTTGCAGTTGAGCAAGGGTTAAAAACAGATATGACAGAATCCTTCTTAAGTGGGATGAAGTCACTCTTTGAAGAACATTATGTAACTATCCCTGATGACAAATATGATGTGCTGGAAAGCATGGTAGAAAAACTAGATGACATGGAGACCAAGCTCAATGAGCAGATTGAGAAGAACGTTAGTTTAAACAGTAGACTCGGTGAGTCTGTTGCTAATGGTATTCTTGAATCAGTTTCTGAAGGATTAGCATCCACCCAGAAAGAAAAGCTCGCTTCACTTTCCCAAAGTGTAGAGTTTGAAAGTGAAGAATCTTATCGTGAGAAGTTGGAGACACTTAGAGAGTCATATTTCTCTTCTAAAGCAAAGTCACCAGCTGCTAAATCTGATACAATTTCAGAAGGAGTCGATAGTGCAGATGCACCAGATGTATCTAACGCAATGGCTGCTTACATGAAGACAATATCAGCATTTGGTAAATCCTGATTTCGATATTAAACAAACGCAAACACTAATTTTTTAAGCAAATGTTCCAATCAGAACAACTGCAGGAAAAGTGGAAGCCGCTATTAGAGTATGAGGGTCTTGATCCAATCAAAGACAACCATCGTAAAGCAGTTACTGCTGTCTTGCTAGAAAACCAAGAAAAATTTTTAAGAGAGGAGCAAGCATTCTCATCAGGCATTAACTTGATGGAAGCTCCTCCAACTAACGCAGCAAACGCTGCTGGAGCTGGCGGTGGATTCGGTGGTAGTGCAACTGCTACTGGCCCAGTTGCTGGTTTCGACCCAGTTCTTATCTCATTGATCAGAAGATCTATGCCTAACTTGGTGGCATATGACCTTGCTGGTGTACAACCAATGAGTGGCCCAACTGGATTAATCTTCGCAATGAGATCCAGATTCACTTCACAAAGTGGAACAGAAGCATTCTACAATGAAGTAGATACAACATTCTCTGGAAACGACTCAAATAGCGATGAAACAGCTGGATTTACAGATACACCTGCTGGTTTCGGTTCTGCTTCACAGCAAGGATCTAACCCTGCAATTCTAAACCCAGTTGGAACTGCTGCTACACCTGGCTACAACGTTGGTCAAGGTCTAGTAACAGGAGACGCTGAGAACTTAGGTTCAGGTGCTAATGATCACTTCAACCAGATGGCATTCTCCATCGAGAAAGTGACTGTTACTGCGAAATCCAGAGCACTAAAGGCAGAGTACAGTTTAGAACTTGCTCAAGACCTTAAGGCAATCCACGGATTGAACGCTGAAGCAGAATTAGCAAATATCCTTTCAACAGAGATACTTGCTGAGATCAACAGAGAAGTTATCAGATCAATCTATAAGGTTGCAGAGCAGGGTGCTGTTCAAAACACAGCGACTGCAGGTATCTTCGACTTAGACATCGACTCAAACGGAAGATGGTCTGTTGAGAAGTTCAAAGGTCTATTATTCCAGATCGAAAGAGATGCTAACGCGATTGCACAAAGAACTCGTCGCGGAAAGGGTAACATCATCATGTGTTCAGCAGACGTTGCTTCTGCACTAACCATGGCTGGTGTTCTAGATTATACTCCTGCATTAAATGCAAACTTAAATGTAGATGACACAGGTAACACATTTGCTGGTGTTCTACAAGGTAAGTATAGAGTATACATCGACCCATATGCTGCTAACTTAACAAGTGCTAACGCTGCACCTTCAGGTGGTAATCAGTATTACGTTGTTGGTTACAAAGGAACATCTCCTTATGATGCAGGATTATTCTACTGCCCATACGTTCCACTACAGATGGTTCGTGCTGTGGGAGAAGACACCTTCCAGCCAAAAATTGGATTTAAGACAAGATACGGTCTTGTTGCAAACCCATTTGCTGAAGGAACCACACAGGGATCTGGTGGATTACTTGCTAACCAAAACAGATACTACAGAAGAGTGGCTGTTAAAAACCTTATGTAAGCAAGATGCTTATATATCCTCAAAGAGACCCATTGCGGGTCTCTTTTTTTTGTGCTAAAATAGTTGAATGAAGAAAATTACTGTAGTTGGTGGTGGTAACGCAGGGTGTTTTACAGCACTTTATTGTGCGTGGATGGATAAACAAAAAGATTTTGAAGTAGAATTAATATATGATCCTGAGATACCTCCAGAAAGAGTTGGTCAAGCAACAATACTAGAAGCATCTGCATTGTTATGGGCTGCCACTGGATTTAATTGGTATGATAATAAGATTCATGCCACAATGAAGAGTGGTATTTTATATGAAAACTGGGGTAAGACCGATAAATTATTTCATCCATTTCCTGCAGATAGTATGGCAATACATTATTGCCCATGGGAAATGCAAGCAAGTATATTAACATCAGGTAGATTTAAAACAATATATAAAAATTTACCAGAGTTGGGTGATATTGACAGTGATTATATATTTGATTGTAGTGGTAAACCAGATAATTATGATAACTATGAAGAGTTAATTAATCCGATCAATGCATGTATATTAGCAGAACCTAATTGGAGCACTGCAAAAAATCCATGGAGTAGACATGTTGCAACTCCTGATGGATGGTGTTTTGTAATTCCAACAAGAAGAAAATCTCCCTCATTCAAGTATTGTGTAGGATATTGTTATAATTCAAATATCACATCACAAGAAGAAGCAGAAGAAAATTTTTTAAATATGTTTGATGTATCAGTAACAAAACACGTACAATTTAAGAATTATGTTGCCAAAGAACCTGTAATAGACAATAGAATATTTTTGAATGGTAATAGATTATTTTTTCTAGAACCATTAGAATCATCATCAACACAAACATATATTGAAATGGCAAGAGCTGTATTTGATTACTATCTACAGGGTAGAGTTAGTGCTGTTCATGTTAAAGAAGATATAATCGAATATATCAAAAAACTTCAAAACTTTGTTTTATGGCACTATCAATTCGGATCTAAGTATGATACACCATTTTGGGAATATGCAAAAACACTAACATTTAAAGACGAAACATTCGATAAGTTCTTAGGATACAGCAAAATATCAGATTGTATACCAATCACTTATGGTGGAACAACTCAAAATAAAACATATGCTCAATGGCCTGCATACTCATTCAAAAACTGGAATGAGGGAATGACACTAAATACATAAGGAGACCTGTATGAACTAATGGCAGAAAGAGTAGGCCCAACACAAATACAAAATAGAAATTTTCTAGCACCAGTAGGTTTTAAATTTAACTTACAAAGATCACCTGGTGTTGCATATTTTTGTAATCAGGCAAACATACCAGATATAAGTTTAGGTGTAGCAACACAACCAAATTATCTTAGAGATATACCTACACCTGGTGATAAGATGGATTTTGGTGATCTATCATTAAGATTTCTTGTTGATGAAGATCTTAAAAACTATATGGAAATT